TAAAGCTATAGAAAATCCTATACCTCATAAATATGCCAAAGCTATTATTGGTAAATACGATATGATAACCCAACCTTATCATCATGGACATGAAGAAAGTAAAGCCACCTGTTTTTGGCTTGATAACCTACCTAAATTATTTAAAACTAAAGTAGTTAAAAATGGTGGTTCAAAATTACATTGGCTGCCACGCACAAAAGACCGGTGGAAAATTAGAAGTAAAACCTTTGATGGGACTGCCAATGCTATGCTTGACCAATGGATTAAGCCTGTAATGAAAGGGGTAATATAATGAGCCATGAAGGAAACGATAAACTTATAGACAAAATGAGAGATGATTTACCTAATGAATTCGAGATTACCAATTTAGGACTAAATAGAAAGCCAAGTAAATTCCAAAAAAACCTAAAAAAAGAAAGGGAATTCGAGAGAAAAAAACGAGCTATTACCAATTTCATTTATGGATTCAAATGGTAGCTTAGGGTAAGAGCTTTTAAGCCGTTATACGGCATNCTNGAGCCTCAAATACGGGGCAAAACTTTAAATAGGAGTAAAATATGTCAAATCCTTATCGATATGTGATGAAAATCGAGTATGATGAGAAAGCTAAGTCTTTAATAGAGACTCTCCGAAAAGTAGGTAAAAAGGAAGGTTTCAGAGTACGGGTAAGAGGATCAGGGGAAAGAGCTAAGTTTTCCTTACAAGATTCTGATGGGGCTACCGCTAGAATGTATGATCAGAGTTTACCTTTGAAATACGCTAGTCATGTCAGAATTTACCTAAATGCACCTACCGGAGACTCATTTATTGGCTCAGGTTGGGTTGGTTATGATTGGAATGGTAAAACCCAGGTTAATTCCAAGTAAACAAAGGGTTTTCCTGGAATTCTGTTTGAGAAAGTTCAGATTCATATATATAAGTATACCTATAGGTATACTAGTAATAATACTTATACTAATACTTATAAAATACTAACATCTACTAAAGGATATACTTATGTGGAACAATTTAAATGAAGGTTGTACCCGAATAAAACCTTACAAAAACTTACAGGATATTGAAACAGGACTTACAAACGAGTTCAAAGAAGTCATTGAAAACGAGGGCACTCTACCTAAAGAAGTACCTAATAGAATTTATGATATTAAAGTCACGCGGTATAATAAATCTGGTGAAATTACGGATACCGTAGTGCGTAATGGTCAGATTCTATATGAGTATTCTTTAAGACAAGATGAGACCCTCAAAGGTTTAAAAAATAAGTTTAAGAGACTCCGATACTACTAGACAAGTACTTTAAAAAATGTTAAATTTAAACTGAGGACAATTTATGGAATATACTATAGAGCAGCTTAAATCACTCTTAAAAAAACATGATGTTTACTATAGCTATGCAGATGACTATAGGTCATGGAAACAAGGTTTAAATGAAGAAGCTGAGATTAGAAAAGTAGTTGCAGCATTAGGCGAACCTGGAGAGTCAATCTACAGGGATTTTAGAAACGAAAAATTCACTAAACTAGGACTATAAAACTATGGCTACTAAAAAAGCAACTAAGAATAAACCACGTTTAATTGATTTAACAAGAGAACAAGTTTTTAATATGATAGAACAAGCATATAATTGTGGTTTTTGTGAAGGTAGACGGGCAGAAAGAGAAGAACATATAGATATTACTGGTATCATGGGTGATATTGAAGATAAGTACGGCAAGCTATGAATGAACTATTGATCACTCTAATGCTTGTCATACCACCACCGAATAAGATGGTAGATTGGACTATTAATGAAGTACCAAACCAGGTCCAGATAATTTACAAGTACGGCTTAGAGGCTAGTTATAGCTCTAAGTCTGTACCTTGTAACGCTAAACCAGATAATGAAAACCAAATATTATTTGAAGTAAAATCTGATTTTATGAAGGAGTGTTATTTAGTTTTAAACCATCGTGAACCTACTTATGTGCGGTGGCCTAATCAATGGTTAAAAGATTAAGGAGATCAAAGAACATGAAAAGTGAAGATGCTGTTTTAGTAGTTTTGGTTTTTCTTTTAATTGGACTATGGGGGTATTTTTATTATTATCTACCCTCTTATAAACATGATTTAACCAACAGGACAGATGAGTATATGTTTGCGGGTAAAGACCGCGATCCAAGATTAAAGTTACATTTAAAAGAGTGGAAATTTAAGCATTGTACGTCAACTAATATTAACTGTGGGAGGTTTGAACAATGACTGAACCTGTAAGTAGTAGCAACCTGGCAAACGTAGGAGGGTTTGGCTCTTTAGCCAACCCACAGATTTCAATTGAACAAAGAAACACAGGAGAAAATGCAGGTTTAAATGTAGGAAATGTTGATGTAGGCACAGCGTCTTCTGGTAATGCACCAACAACACCTGAAATTGGTAAAGGTGGAATTGTAGATATAACTGTATGAATCATTTGTACCTAGAGATAATCCTATCGTTATTGGCTCTGACTTCAGTCAGACTGATAGCGATAGGGCATCACTTAGGGGGAATCGTAGGGGTTATATGCCAAACTTTTTGGATAAGCTATTGGGTTTGGACAGATCAATATGGATTCCTTCTAATTGATGCAGGACTATTATTTATTTACTTTGATTATATAAGGACTCAAAGGACTCAATGCTGCAAAGACAAATAAACTTAGAACAAGAAATGGTTGACTTAGGGGTAGTACGTTACAGGCGAGAAAACCAAGAAGCTAGAAAAGGTAAACATGAATCAACCACTCCGGCAGGAATTCAATTTATCCGCAAAGGTGTTTCCAGGATTTCCAAAGAAATAGATCACATTAAAAATAACTACATGGTTGGCACTCCTATGAATTATAATGCCGATACGGTAGAAAAGTTATTTCTACTACCAAGTAATGTAGTAGCCTTTCTAGCTTTAAAAGGTTGTGTGAATCATCTATCCACTCCCGTTAAACTAGTGAAAGTAGCGATAGAGGTGGGATCATTCATAGAAGATGAAGCTAGATTTAGACACTTTCAAAAAACCAACCCTGCCTTATTTGGTGTGGTGTCTAGAGACTTATCCAAGAAGACTACCAACTACAGAAAACAGAAACGAGTGCTTGTTCACTCAGGTAATAAAGCTGATATTGATTGGGAGTCTTGGCATACCACTAAACGGGTACAACTTGGACAGCTACTTTGTGAATTGATTTGTAATTACACAAAATTATTTGAGATTAAAAAACATACAGGACAGTCACAAAATCTTAAAACTGTTTTCTGGTTAGAAGCTACAGAAGAATCACTTAAATGGATCGACAAAAAGAATTCTATCTGTGAGTTACTGAGTCCGGTTAAGTTACCTTGTATCATTCCACCTAGAAAGTGGAGTAGTATTTATGTTGGGGGCTACTATAACTATACGGGGTTGCAGCTTGTCAAAACAAATGATCTTGCCTACTTAAAACAATTAGAGAACACAGATTTATCTCAAGTCTACCATTCTGTAAACGTGGTCCAGGAAACAGGGTGGAGAATTAATAAAACCTTGTTTAAAGTTATGGATGCTCTGTTTACTTCTCAAGCGAGTGTAAATGTCATTCCTGAATTCCATGAAAAACACATGGAAGAACCGTATCCAAAAGAAGGTACTAAGGATGAACAAATAGATTGGAAGCGGAGAGCTACCATAATGCACACAGATAATGTGAGAAGAAAAACAAAACGTATACAGTTTTCTCAACTTATGTGGATGACCAGGAAATTTATAGATGAGAAGGTATTTTACTTTCCACACACCTTGGACTTTAGGGGAAGAATGTATGCTAATACTGCTTTCTTAAATCCACAGGGGGAAGACTCCGCTAGAGGGTTACTTGAATTCTCTAAAAAGGAAAAAAANTAGGGGAGAATGGATTAGCTTGGTTACAGGTGCACTTAGCCAACTGCTATGGTTATGATAAAGTGTCCTTGGAAGATAGAGTAGAGTGGGCATTTAAGTTTGAAGAAAGTATCTTAGCTATAGCTTCTAATCCATTGTCTGAACATTGGTGGATGGATGCTGATAAACCTTGGCTAGTTTTTAAGAGCTTGCATAGAGTATGCTAATGTCAAGGAGCATGGGTTAAACTATGTAAGTCACTTGCCTGTTACGGTGGATGGGTCTTGCAACGGTTTACAGCATTTTTCAGCGATGCTCAGGGATGAAAGAGGGGGTAAGGCAGTTAATCTTACCAACTCTGAAACTCCCCAAGATATTTATGATATTGTCAGACAGGTAGCTCTTAAAAAAATACTTAAAGATGTGGTAACAGAAGGTACAGAGTTAGCTCCGATATGGGGAAACCCACACAACCTGGACAGAGCTTTAGTGAAAAGACCTGTGATGACTACTCCATACGGGGCTACACTTTATGGGATGCGTGATCAAATCCATGAAGAAATGAAAAAGCAGTTAGACAAAGGAAAAGTCTTTCAAGGAATTTTAGAAGGTGAAGACTTGTGGGTACATTGTAAGTACCTTTCTAAGTTTGTATATAATGCTATCGGTGAAGTGGTGGTATCAGCTCGAAAAGGTATGGATTGGTTGCAGGACTGTGCTAAAAAACTGAATGAATTAGATAGACCTATTTACTGGACTGTACCTACCGGATTTGTAGTTAAACAAAAATATTTGAAGTCTACTGTTTCTGAAATTAAAACGATTATTAACGGTAAAATGTCTTCTCTATTTGCAGCTCATGGTGATTCAGATAAACTTAATAAGTCAAAGCAAGTGAATGGGATTGCTCCAAATTTTGTTCACAGCTTGGATGCTTGTCATCTAATGAAGACGGTTATCTCTGGAAATGATGAACATGATATTGAATCCTTTGCTGTGGTGCACGATTCATTTGGAACTCATGCCTGTGACATTGAAACTCTAGGAGAAATTTTAAGAGAAAAATTTATAGAAATTTATAAAGAAGATGTTTTAAATAATTTTAGATTAGAACAAAAGGTTGATTTGACAGAACCGGAAGGATATGGTAATTTAAAAATAGAAGAGGTAAGAGATGCAGAATTCTTTTTTAGCTAACGTAAATATAGAAAACGTAGGACAAGGTATGATGAAAGCGGTTGAGTCTCTACAGGGTTTTAGTAAGTCAGAAAAGTATGTTGTAATCTGTGGGCTATTCAACTGTATGTATAACAATAAACTCAGAGAGGACAGGAGTATTTCAGAATTAATGAATATTGTAGATCGTATCAGAGTAGATTGTAAAAGAAATAAGATTCCAGAATTTGGTGGTGCAGAAAACTTTATCAAAGGAGAATTATAATGTCAGAACAATATCCAATGCACGTTTCACCAGTTGGTACAGCTTCTTGGCCTTGGCTTAACAAGCCTGATGTGCGCTTTGATGCTGATGGTATTTACCATGTTAAACTGGTAATAAGTAAAGAGGAATCAAAAAAGATTGCAAAGATTATTAAGCCGTTGATGAATGGTGGTAAGCACAACCCTTTGAAACCGGAGAAAGATGATCAGGGTAATGAAACTGGTAATATGTTTTGTCAATTCAAAATGAAAGCTCTAGTAAAAACCAGGAAAGGTGATTTTACTCAAACACCTATTTTGCTAGACAAAGAAGGACAGCGTATACAAAGTTCAATCGGTGCAGGGTCTAAACTAAAGGTAGCTTATCAAGCTGTACCATTTGATCAAGGTGGTGGTGGTGTTACCATGCGGTTAAAGAAAGTTAGAGTGTTAGATTTGGTTGAGTATCAAGCAGGTAGTGGTGATGATGTTGAGTGGGGAGAAGAATTTTCCCAAGGTGCAAAAGATGAAGTGGAAGAAACAGAAGAAGAGGATTTCTAAAATGCCTAGCTACGATGATATCAAGCAGATGGAATCAGTAGAGGTATATAAGAAGTTGTTTGATCTTAGACCAGAGGTAGTCCACAGGCTCGTATCAGATTTATACCAAGTATTACATACGGGTTCTTATCCAGTTGATGAATTCTATACCGTCAAGACTACCTTGACAATGTTGCGTGGGTTGTTGAGTTCTAGCGAGTTATATGGCAATCAAGAAAATTAAAAATCTCGCTAGGGGAATGAAGGAAGGGTATCGCTCAGGGTTGGAGCATAAGATAGGGGAGCAGTTGAAAAGTGCAGACGTAGAGTGGCACTATGAACCTGAGCGCATACCCTATATTCCCGATCAACAAACTTACACACCAGATTTTTATTTAGTAAGTAAAAAAGATTATCAATATCCTAGTCGAATGGATAGACATGGAATTTTTATAGAAACCAAAGGTAGGTTTATAGGAAGCGATAGAGCTAAACATCTATTAATTAAAAAGCAACATCCTGATTTAGACATCAGGTTTGTATTTACAAACCCAAACCAAAAACTTTATAAAGGATCGAGGACAACTTATGGAGAATGGTGCGAAAAGCATGGGTTCAGATACGCAAAACAGGATATCCCCTCAGAATGGATCATCGAAATGGTTGAGGAATGAGGCTTGTCCAAAGTGCGGATCAAAGGACAATTTAGCGAGGTATGACGATGGACATGGTTACTGTTTTGGAAATGATTGCGGTTATTATATGCCTAGTGACAATGATATTCTTAGGAATGATGTACCTTCCCAACCCGTTTCCAATAATAAAAAGAAATTTACAGACCTTCTTCCAAAAGGACAATACAAAGAATTAGCCAAGAGAAGAATCTCAGAAAAGACTTGTCAATTCTATGGTTATTCTATTGGTAAGTATAACAATCAGCCTTGTCAGATTGCTTCTTTCAAGGATGATACTGGAAGTGTAATAGGACAAAAAGTAAGACTCANAGGTAACGACTTTAGGACTCTAGGAGAGTGTAAGGGTTTATGGGGTAGACACCTGTGGGGTAGAGGTAAGAAGATAGTAATAACTGAAGGTGAGATAGATTGCCTTAGTGTAGCAGAGCAACAAAATTGTAAGTGGCCTGTAGTATCCATTCCCAATGGAGCTAAGTCTGCTAAGAAAGCTATTCAAAAAGATTATGAGTGGCTTGTAGGAAACTTTGAAGAGATCATACTTATGTTCGACATGGACAAAGCAGGTATGTCAGCTTCAAAAGAATGTTCCGAATTATTCCCACCTGGAAAATGTAAGATTGCAAGACTTCCCAAGAAGGATGCTAATGAATGTCTATTAGCCGGTCAAGGTGCAGATATTGTTAATGCTATCTGGAACGCTACTGTATCAAGACCTGACGGGATAGTAGCAGGGGAAGACACATGGGAACTTGTCAATACACCATTGACTCCAAGTGACCATGACTATCCTTGGATTGGACTTAATAAAAAAACTTTAGGAGCGAGAAAAGGTGAGCTTGTTACTTTCTGTGCAGGAACTGGTGCAGGAAAATCAACTACTGTAAAAGAGATTGCATCCTATTTCTTGAGTAAAGGACAAGCTATAGGTTATATTGCATTAGAAGAATCAGTAAGAAGTGCAGCTCTAGATTTTATGTCGATAGAAGCTAATTCTATGCTTCACCTTCAAAATAATTTAGACAAAAAATATTTGAGGGAAATATGGGAAAGAGTTTTCTCTACAGGAAGACTTTTTCTTTATGATCATTGGGGGAGTGTAGATGGAGATGTACTTACCAATCGTATTCGTTATCTTGTTCGCAGTTGTGGTGTTTCTTGGATCATCCTTGATCATATATCTATTATGGTTAGTGGCCTCGATGGAGGCGATGAAAGACGATTAATAGATAATTTAATGACTAAACTCCGGTCTTTAGCTGAGGAATTAAACGTAGGTATGTTTATAGTTTCTCATTTAAAAAGACCATCACAAGGTAAAGGACATGAAGATGGAAAACAGATCAGTATTGGAGACCTTAGAGGGAGTGGAGCTATTGCTCAACTCAGCGACTTTGTTATTGGACTTGAAAGAGACCAACAACAGCAAGGAGCAAATGAAACAATCGTTAGAGTGCTCAAGGCAAGGTATAAAGGAAGTACGACAGGGGTTGCAACCTGTCTCAGATATGACACAGATTCTGGTAGACTCAGCGAGTGTAGTCCAGCAGATGAAAGTGGAGATAGTGAAACTGAAGAGCAAAGTTTCTGATTTTGAAAAGAGATTTCCAGTTAGTCCTCTTTATTAGGAGATTACTATGGGATTAGAAATAGTATTTGATTTAGAAACAGATGGATTAATAGAAGATGTTACTAAAATACATTGTATTGGTATGGCAGTAGTTGGAGCTAAAGCAGGACAACTCTATGCCAACCATTCAGGATTCTATGATTATACTTATAGGGAATATGATTGTTTGGAAGATGCTTTAGAAGTAATGAGCCAAGCTGAAAGGTTGATAGGTCATAACATTATAGGTTATGATATTCCAGTACTTAAAAAAGTTTTAGGATGGAAACCTAGTAAACATACAGAACTTGTGGATACACTAGTGATGTCCAGGTTAATTCATACTGATCTAAAAGAGTTGGATGCTAAGAGAAAATCTGTAGAGCCTAAACTGTGGGGGAGTCATAGTCTAAAAGCATGGGGCTTCAGGCATGGTATGGTTAAAGATACTTATGGTGAGACTACAGATTGGAAAGAGTTTTCANATGAGATGGCTGAGTATTGTATCCAAGATGTGAATATTACAATGGACTTGTATCATCATTTCTTGGAACAAGAGTATAGTCAAGATGCTATAGATATGGAAATGAGGTTTGCTAAGATAATGTCGCGACAAGAGTTACATGGCTTTAACTTTAACGTGAAGAAAGGACAAGAGTTATATGTTAATCTTCTTAAGGATAAAGAAAAGTTGGCTAAAAAATTACGGGCTTCATTCGGCAGTTGGTTTGTCAGTGAAGGAGAATTTACACCAAAGAAAGATAACAAGCGGAGAGGCTACACTAGTGGAGCAAGCTTTACTAAAATTAAAACTGTGGAATTTAATCCAAACTCCAGAGACCACATATCGTCTAGATTGCAGAAGTTATATGGGTGGCTTCCTAACTCTTTCACTCCAAGTGGAAAACCAGAAGTAAACGAATCCATCCTTAGTAAGTTAAGATTTCCTAATTGTCAGGAGTTAAAGAAACATTTTTTAATTAGTAAAAGGGTGTCTCAATTAGCTGAGGGTGATAATGCTTGGCTGAAACTAGAGCGCGAAGGAAGATTACATGGGAGAGTTAATACAAATGGTGCTGTTACAGGGCGATGTACTCATTATTATCCTAATATAGCTCAAGTTCCTGCAACTTATAGCCCGTATGGAAAAGAATGTAGAGAGTTGTTTAAAGTGGGTGTAGGTAAATCTTTAGTTGGGGTTGATGCAGATGGATTAGAACTTAGGGCATTAGCTGGTTATATGAGAAGGTATGATAGTGGACAGTATGTTCAAGCTGCTGTATCAGGAGATAAAAAGTTAGGTACTGATATTCATTCTATTAATATGAAAGCTTTAAACATAACTAACAGAGACACAGCTAAGACTTGGTTTTATGCTTTTATATATGGTGCAGGAGATAGGAAGTTAGGGTTAATCTTAGGTAAAGGATCAAAGACCGGAAGATTATCAAGAGAAAGATTTTTGAAAAATGTTACAGGTTTACAAACATTAACTAATAAAGTAAAAGAAGCTTACAGAAGGAGAGGACATTTAATAGGATTAGATGGTAGGAAACTACATATTAGATCAGAGCATAGTGCTCTTAACACTTTGTTACAATCAGCAGGTGCAGTACTAATGAAGAAAGCTCTAGTTATTTTAGATATTAAACTTGAAAAGTTAGGTTTTAAACCTGGTATTGACTATGAGTTCGTTGCTAATATCCATGATGAATTCCAAATCGAGGTAACAAAGAAATATGACGAACATATTGCCACAGAAGCTGAGAGAGCGATCAAAACAGCAGGGGAATTTTTTGAATTTGGTTGCCCACTTTCCGCAACTGCAAAAATTGGAGAAACTTGGGCTGAAACCCATTAAGACTGTAGAAGAGTTATCGACTTTTATGGAACAAGATGCTAAATTATTGTCAGGTATTACAGGTGCTAATCCATTTAAATCACAGAGTAAGAAGTATAAGAAGTTTAATAGTAATGTTAGACGATCTTTTCTATGTTGGTTAAAAGATTTTACTTGTGAAGTCTGTGGCTTTAAAAATGAAACCAAAACCTTTCATTTTCATCACGTTGATCCTAAAAGAAAGAAAGGCAGGGTTATTCCAATGGCTACTGGTAGAAATAAGATGAGTCTATTCAAAGAAATATTTAAATGTGTATATGTTTGTGAAAACTGTCACTATAAAATTCACGCTGAAGAAGGGGGATTAAATGGACAATACGAAATTATTAATAGATGGAGACATTCTTACATATCGGACTTGTTGGGCAGTACAGACTGAAGTACAATGGGATGATAATATTGTTACTACTGCTACTAATCTTAAAGAACTAGAACATCAGTCTAAAATAACTGTGGAATATTGGAGAGATAAATTTGAAATAAAAAATAAAGAACATTTGACTATTTGTTTTTCAGATAGGTTAAATAATTTTAGGCGAAAAATTTTTCCCGAATATAAGGCAAACCGAAAAGGTAGTAAGAAACCCTTGGGCTATAATCATCTGGAAACTTTCTTAAAGAAAGCTTACAATTCTTTTGTCCTCGATAATTGTGAAGCCGATGATGCCTTGGGGGTTCTTGCTACCACCTATAAAAATGATCGTTGTATTATTGCTTCTATTGATAAGGATATGTTGACTATTCCTTGTGATTATTTTAATATAGATTCTGAAGAGATCATAGAAGTAGATGAAGAGGCAGCAGACTTTATGTTTTTTCATCAAACCTTAACGGGAGATGCAGTAGACAATTACAAAGGGTGTCCAGGAATAGGAAAGAAAAGAGCTGATACTTTATTAAAAGAGAAAGGAGTTAAGTGGGAAACAGTATTAGATGCGTTTGGTAAAGCAGGTCTTGATGGAGACGATGCTTTAACTCAAGCGAGAGTAGCTAGAATATTAAGAGCTAGTGATTATGATTTCGGAAAGGAAGAGGTGATCTTATGGAATCCCCTATAACAGATAACAATGATATTGATGCGTACAATTTAAATGACCAATGGAAAGGTGGTAGTACTAGTATCAGACCCACTTATTATGCTAAGTATAAGATAGACCCTTGGACTTTTATTATTGAGAACCAATTAGGTATGGATGTGGGTAGTGTTGTAAAATATGTGGTCAGGCACAAGGATAAGAATGGTGTAGAAGACCTGAACAAAGCCATTAAATGTATCGAAATGATGAAGGAATATTATTATAATGAGAAAAGTTAGAGAGTTCCACGAAAAAATGGAACTAGCAGTAGACCAGCCATTCAGTAAAGAGCTTCTTGAATTTAGAATGAAGTTAATCTTTGAAGAAGTACAAGAGCTTGCAGAAACTGGAATAGAATTAGAAAGTAATTTAGATTTAGAAGAACGTCATGTTCTTATGCAAGACTTCTTAAAAGAAATGTGTGACATAGTTTATGTGATTAAAGGAACGGCTGTCTCTTTTGGAATGAACTTTGATAGAGCATACAGTCTTGTTCATCAATCTAATATGAGTAAGTATCCATTTACTAAATGTGAACATGGCAAAGTATTGAAAGGTAAAAATTATAAACCACCTGTACTAGAGGAGTGCGTATGACATCAGTAAGAGCTGACATTATTACTAGAAGGACATACAATAGACCGTTAGATATAGAAGGTAATGAGTTTGAATCTTGGGAACAAACTGTAGATAGAGTTATCTCTCATCAGAATTGGTTGTGGAATAGAGCTGCCGGTACTGAGCTTGGTATCGGCCCTGAATTAAAAGAATTACGTCAGCTTATGTTAGAAAGAAAGGTGTGTGTTAGTGGCAGAACCCTCTGGTTAGGTGGTACTGAGATAGCTCAGACCAGAGAAGCTAGTCAATTTAATTGTGCTCATTTAAAAGTGGAGACTATACATGATGTCGTTGACAGTTTGTGGCTCTTGTTACAGGGCTGTGGAGTTGGTTTCACACCAGTTATCGGTACGTTGTCAGGATTTACACAACCCATCAGAGAAGTTGAAGTTAAGTATTCAAAGCGAACCGACAAGGGGGGAAGAGAATCAAACAAAGAATCTTTTGATGCCGATACAGGGACTTGGACTATTAGTATTGGAGACTCGGCTGAAAGTTGGGCAAAAAGTATCGGTAAGCTTCTCGCTTTCAAAGGGAAAGCTAACAAGTTCTTACTCGATCTATCACAACTCAGACCTGCTGGACTCAGGCTCTCTGGTTATGGATGGATCAGCTCAGGAGATGCTCCCCCTGCAAAAGCGTTTTCCGCAATCGTTGGGATTCTAAATAAAAAGTCTGGTAGATTACTAAGTCGAATAGATATACTAGATATTATGAATTGGTTAGGAACTGTACTTAGTAGTAGGAGATCAGCAGAGATAGCTTTAATGTATTACGATAATCCTGAGTGGGAAGAGTTTGCTAGAGCTAAAGAAAATTTATCTAATACTCCACATAGAAGTCAGTCAAATAATTCTGTAGTCTTTTGGAGAGAACCCGATAAGTCAGAGCTAGAAAGTTTCTTTGAAATAGTTAAAGAATCTGGTGGCTCTGAACCTGGAATTATCAATGGGGTTGAAGCTAGGAAAAGAGCACCTTGGTTCTCTGGTGTCAACCCCTGTGCTGAGATACTATTAGGTAACAAGAGNTTCTGTAATTTATCAGAGGTAGATGTAGGTAAATTCAAGGATGATAGTGATGGACTGTTTAGGGCTATCTACATTATAGCTAGAGCTAACTATAGACAGACCTTAGTAAACCTAGATGATGGTATCTTACAAAGAACTTGGCATGAGAACAATGAGTATCTCAGGTTGTGTGGAGTAGGACTCACAGGTATAGCTAGGAGAGCTGATCTATCTGAGTATGATTATAAACAACTCAAGAACATAGCAGTACATGGTGCTTACTCTATGGCAGATGAGTTAGGAACTCAAAGACCTAAGAATGTTACTACTATCAAACCTAGTGGAACTCTCAGTAAGATCATGGATACTACTGAGGGTTGTCATAAGCCTGAAGGTAAGTATATTTTTAATAACGTAAATTTTAGTATCAATGATCCTATGGTTTCTAGACTTAGAGAAGCAGGGTATCGTGTAGTATCTAATCCTGTGGATGAACATAATGTTATCATTACTTTTCCGGTTATGTGGGATGACATTAGGTTTACTCAAGACCCTTACTCAAAGGAGAAAGATAGATATGTTAATGTGGAGAGTGCGGTGCAGCAGTTGGACAGATACAAATTCCTCATGGATACTTACGTTGAACAGAACTGCTCGATTACGGTATCTTATTACCCAAATGAAATCCCATATATTATTGATTGGCTCAAATATAATTGGGCTTCTTACGTTGGTGTTAGTTTTCTTCCCCGTATGTCTGATGAAAAAAAGGCAGGGTACGAATATCTCCCACAGCAAGTGGTCAACAAAGAAACCTATGAAGAATATATCTCTCAGCTTTCCAAGGTGGATTGGGAGAAGACGGTAGGAATACATGAACTTGAAGATGATGAGTGTGCTACTGGTGTTTGTCCTGTAAAATAACACACACTTTTACAATTCATTTCGACCCTTTAGGAGACAATTCAAAATGGTTAGTTATAGAAATACAGAAGACTTAGATAATATAATAATTACCGATGGATTACTTAATAAATTAGGTGAGATGTTTCCAGATAGTTTACCTTCTAAATTGGTGAGTGAGCCTGAACTGTGTAAATTAATAGGTCAACAACAAGTAATACGGTGGCTTAAAGATAAACAGGAAGAGATCAAAGAAGAAATATATAAAGGAGATAAGTCTAGTGTTCGAGTTACTTAGTGTCTTAATGTGTGTGGGAGCAAGTCCACCTCCACCNCCCCCACCCCCTCCACCACCGCCNCCNCCTCCTAGTCCACCTGCCACAATAGCAGAGGTCACTACAAAAAGAGATTCTCCTGTGGGTAAGGCTAAGACTAGGACAGCTAGGAGAGCGACAGGGAAAAGCAGGTTTACTAAACCTCTTAATCAAACCGGGCCTACAGGATTAAATATAGGTTAGTATGTGTGTCTCTACAGGTAATCGGTATGCCGATATAGGTTTATCTATAGCTGTTGGTGCAGCTACGGGTGGTTTTGGAGTAGGGGCAGGAACTTCAAGTGGTATTTTTTCAGCAAAAGTAGGCTCTAGTGTCTTTCAAACTTTAGGCATGACTTCTGCTACCTTAGTACCACAAGCAGCTTTAGGTGGTGCTATTATTGGTGGTGCTTCTGCTTTAGCTTATCAAGCTTTAGTTCCTCAACAAAATTTAGATCCATCACAATATACTTCTTTTAGTTATGATAAACCTTTTAATGCACAACAAAATACAATTACAGGATCAGGTGGAGCACAAGCTCCTGCCCTTTTAGCTTCAGAAATTAAAAGAGTTAAAGATGCAAGGAAACGACAGGAAAGTGTTGGAGATACAGCTCTTAATATAGAATCTTTTGATCAAACAGGATTACAATTAGCATGATACAAACCAGTAAAAGATATGGTGATTTATGTAGAAGGAGACAGAACTTCTTAGAAAGAGCTTGGGATGCTGCTGAATTAACCATACCTTTTATTCTACCTAGACATCGAACACAAGACCATGATTTACCTACACCGTTTCAAGCTATTGGAGCAAGAGGGGTAAATAATTTATCAGCAAAATTATTATTGACATTGTTTCCACCAAATTCTCCTTTTTTTAGATTTCAAATAGATGATTTTACCCTTCAAGAGTTACAAGCACAGAGAGCACCTGTAGAAGAAGCACTAAATTCTATGGAACGTGCAGTTATGGATGAAGTAGAAGCCAAGGCTATGCGTGTACCNTTGAATGAAGCACTCAGACATTTAATTATTACAGGTAATGCCTGTATCCATGTAGATAAAGAAAACGCTGTTAGAGTATTTCATCTGGATCAATATGTAGTAAGGCGAGACCCTCAAGGTAAGATGCTTGAGATCATAGTCCATGAGAAGATGAGCCGACAGTTATACATGGACATCTTTGGTAAGCTTCCCCCTAAAGAATCAGGTGATAGTGATAAGGCTGATGAAAAAGAATTAAATTTATATACTATAGTAAAAAGGAAAGATAAAAAGATTCATGTCCACCAAGAAGTAAACGACATGAAGATTCCTGGAACTGACTCTAAGTTTCCATTAGAAAAGAACCCTTGGTTGGCTTTAAGGTTTTCTTCTATTGATGGTGAAGACTATGGAAGAGGATTTGTAGAAGAATACTTAGGTGACTTGAGAGCACTTGAAGGATTGAGTAAGGCTATACTTGAAGGATCATCTGCTGCTGCTAGAGCTATCTTTCTAGTTAGACCTAATGGTACTACCAAATTAAAAACAATATCACAAGCTCCTAACTTAGCAGTACGGCAAGGCACAGCAGAAGATGTTAGTGTTTTGCAAATGGAAAAGTTTAATGACTTCAGGGTAGCTAGAGAAACTTTAGAAACTACTGAGAGAAGACTAGCTGCTGCCTTTTTGTTAAATCAAAGCGTACAAAGAGATGCAGAGAGAGTGACAGCAGAGGAAATACGCTTCCTCGCTAATGAACTAGAGACATCTTTAGGTGGTATCTATAGTCTTCTCTCACATGAACTTCAGTTACCTTTAATACATAGAATTATAGCAGTACTAGAAAGAGATAAGAAACTTCCGCAACTACCTAAAGATACTGTAGAACCTGTAATTATCACAGGGTTTGAAGCATTAGGTAGAGGTAATGATGCTAACAAGTTGGCCACATTCTTACAGACAGCAGCTCAGATACTAGGCCCGGAAGCTGTGATTACTTATACAAATGTTAGTGATGCTATGAAGAGGTTAGGTACTGGATTTGGTATCGACATGAAGGGGTTAATTAAACCACAAGAACAAGTACAACAAGAACAACAACAAGCCCAACAAGCACAGCAACAGGCACAACAAGCGATAGCTGCAACTCCTAATGCTGTGACTCAAGGTGGCGAAATGATAAGGGAGCAAGTAAATGGCAATCAAGGACAAGAAGCCTGATGAAAGAAATGTTGTTTCTAAGGCTGAATTAAAAGAAGTAAAGAAAGAACCAGATAAAATTATGGAACAAAAGAAAGATCAGGTGGGTTCATCTGGTGGTATGCCTGGAACGTACACTAAGATCAAGTTGAGTAGTGGAGCAATTTTAGAAACATTCGGTGAGGGATATGGCAGACCAGATAACAGTAAGTAGTGATGCTCCTGATATGACAGTAGAAGAAGCTCATAATCAGGAAATAGTTAGAAAAAGGTTGAGGAAACAGAACACGGTATAGATGGTATTCAACCTGTAGAACAACCAGAAGATAAGTTTGGTGGTGACTATGATAAACTTAAAAAGAGTTATGAAGAACTAGAGAAAAAGTTTCATACACCACAAGAAACAAAAACAGAACCAGAAACAGATTTAAGTATTCCTAAAGTACCTGATGCTCCCTTTGATATGGCAGCGTTATCACAAGAGTATGCAGAACAAGGTGGACTGACTGAAGCAAGTTATAAAACATTAGCTGATGCAGGTATTAGTAAAGAGTATGCTGATACATATATTGCAGGAGTGAAAGCTTTAGGTGAACAAATAGGAAACCAAGTAAAAACGTCTATAGGTGGTGAACAAGAATATTCGTCAATGGTAGAATGGGCTAAGACCAACTATACTGAACAACAAATACAAGCGTATGATCAAGCTGTTAATAGTGGTAATGTTGATACTGCTATGATGGCAGCTAAAGGACTCATGGCTGACTATCAAGGAGCTTCTGGTAAAGAAGGAGTTACCTATGGTGGTGAGGCTCCTTCAAATATATCTTCTGACAATGTATTCAGAAGTAATGCTGAAGTAGTACAAGCTATGAAAGACCCAAGATACGAAACCGATATGGCATATCGAGAAGATGTGCTATCTAAACTGGATAGATCAGAAATATTTGTATCTGGTACTATCTAATTTCACAGCGAACACATAACTTAAAGACCTGCTGAGGTGGACAATCTTTTAGTTTACGCAACTAACTTTAATCTAAGGAGAAACTGCTATGGGTGTAACCGCAACTTCAGCACCAGCAGTAGTAATGACCCGATCTGGTCAAGCGAACTCCGCAGGATCATCAACTGCGTTATTTCTAAAAGTATATGCAGGTGAAGTCCTCACAGCGTTTGAACAAGCATCAGTCACAATGGACAAGCACGTTGTCCGATCTATTAACTCCGGTATTAGTGCTCAGTTTCCTCTAGTATGGAAAACTGCTAGTACCGAATATGCGTACATCAATGCTAGTGGTAATACCACTACAACTGCAAACAAACTTGATGGTACAGCTATCAACAAGAATGAGAAAGTTATCTCGATTGACGGTCTGTTAATTGCTGATCACTTTGTCAACAATCTTGATGAAGCTATGAACCATTATGATGTACGATCCATTTATGCTAAAGAAGCTGGTATAGCTCTTGGTACACAATGGGATAAGAATATTCTACAACAGGGTGTTCTTGGAGCGCGATCCTCTACACTAGTTACTAGTGGTAATGGTGGATCAGTTCTAACTGCTGCTGGATACGGCACTACGGGTTCTACCCTAGCTGCTGGTATGTTTGATGCAGCTCAAAAGTTGGATGAAAATAATGTACCTGAAAATGACAGGTATATGTTTGTTAAACCTGCCCAGTATTATCTGATGGCAGAAACTACTAACGTAATCAACCGTGATTGGGGTGGAGCTGGAACGTACTCAGAAGGTACGGTCTTGAAGGTTGCTGGTATTCACATTGTGAAGACTAACAACTTACCTACTTCCAACATTACAGGTGGAGCTGTTGCTACACATGAAGGTAATTTCTCTACTACGGTTGGACTTGTTATGCACAAATCTTCAGTTGCTACAGTTAAATTAATTAACTTGGCAGTTGAAACTGAGTATGACATCAAGCTTCAAGGTTGGTGGATCGTGGCTAAGTATGCTATGGGTCATGGATTTATTAGACCTGAAGGTTGTGTTGAGCTTAAAACCTCATAATACTTGGGGAGTCTGGAATTAATATGTTAAACCGAGAGGTTGTCGCAACTATTATTCTAGGCTCCCTTTTTTTTTAATTTAGGAGACAACAATGGTTGATACATCACGCACAGTTGCTGATCTAACAACTAACTTATTTCAAAACGGTCAAGCTGCTGGTTCAATAACACCACAAGATTTGCGTGATTTTGTTGAAACTACCCAAACTAAACAGGGTAGTATTTATGTATCAACTCCTGCATCTACCAGTATAGCTTCAGCAAATACTTATTTAGAAGGTGCAGGTACTTATACTCTTAGTACAAGTCCTACTGCTAATGAGTTTGATATGAATACTAATGCAAGACTTAGGTATACTGGTACACCTACGGTTAATTGTATGTTCATGGCAACTGCTTCATTAGAGATAGACACATCAGCAGTTAATAAAGAGTTTGCTATTGCTTTACATAAGAATGGATCACTAATAGTAGGAACAAATATAGTTGGATTTCACCTGCTACTACAGTTAATT